CATACCATCGATAAATGGTTTAAATTCTGGTCTTGAAAGAAATTGCTTAGGTGTTTCCCCGCGTAGATATTTTTCAATAGATTTGTTAAGAACCATAATTCCCATATTGTAAAAGTCAGCACCCGCAGGATTTTTCCAGTTAAAAAGTGGTCTTAGTGAATTCATACCATACTGCATCCGCGTATAATTAGCAAGCTTTTGCACATACCATCGAGGAATAGGCATTTCACGCTCTAATACGCCAGCAAATTCTGCAGAGCCAGCATCATCAAAAATAGATTCTGTACACTCAGGTCTAATCCATACATCAGCATCGATAATAGCTACCTTATCATATGTTTTAAGATATGTAAAAGCGTTTTCTTTTTCATAAATTGGTAAAAAACCACCATATTTTTCATATGATTCTTTACTACGATTTGTCACAAACGGATCTGGACGAATCATAAGAATTGGTGTTCGTTGAACTTCGTATGAAGCACCGATTCGTTTTGCGTATTCTTTTACGGATTGTGTGCAAATATCGTAAAGCTTAGAACGCTTTCCGGTATACACCTGGTAGATTAAAGTTTTCATCATAATACTCAATTATGTAATTTGCAATTTGCTTCGCCTCATTGAAATCATTTCGAAATCTATTAGACTTATGGCCGTTCTTGTTGAACCACTTTAGATTATCTATATCACTATTTGAACTTGATAAGTTGAATGAATTAGTATGAATTATTTCTTCATACCTAGATCGTAATGTCAATACACGAAAAAAATTATCCTTGGAGCTGTTGAGGCTCGTATTCTTCATAATCATATTCATCATCATACATTACTTCATTTAATATTCGTTTAGAGTCAATATCTTGAACCTCTCGGATTCTTAAATCTTTTGCTAAAGATTGACTTTTGTGTTTACCACGTTTTTTATTGCGGGGGTCGAATCTAGAATATTTTGCCATGTACCTTTCCTAATAGCCTAACATTTCTTTTGTCATTATATAATCTCGGACAAAGTCAGATCTTACAATATCTTCCCAGCCGAAATTTATTATCGTAAAGTTTTTTAGCTGTTCTACAATTTGTAAAAACTTTACAATCCCTTGTTTATCATCATCAAATTTAAAATCACTTTGTTTATAGTCACCACAAAAAATAATTTTACTATGTCTACCTACACGCGTTACAACAGAATCTAATTCATGAAAATTTAAGTTTTGCATTTCATCAACAACTATAATAGTATTATCAAATGTTTGACCTCTTATAAATGATGTTGACTCAAATTGAATCTGATTTGCTGTTATCATTTTGCTATATGACGTCTTATCACCGAAAAGTTCATGGCATATAGATTTATATGGAGTAGTAAAAGCTTCTTCTTTGGCTTCTTTATCACCAGGTAAAAATCCCATTTCTCTTGTAGGAACCATTGATCTTACTATTACTAATTTTTCCCATTCAGTGTCTTTATCAAGCACATCCTCTAATGCAAGATATAAAGCCATGAAAGTTTTACCAGTACCTGCTGTTCCAGTTAGTACTATATTATCACCCTCATCCCATACTTTATATGCTATTTCCTGATTTTTTGTTAATGGATCAAATTGAAGTAAATCATCCAATCTAACCGACATTGAATTATTAACAGACTTTTGTCTTTTCATTATGTTTGAATCTTACTATGTCTTCCAGATTGTTTATCTATTTTCTTAAGAAAATTATTCCATTCAGAACCAGCTTGGCGTCTTGCAACATCACCATGACCGGAAATGAATTTTGCTGTGGATAGTTTTTGCTTCCATTTACCTGATGATAGAAGCTCATCCCTCTCGGCAAATGAGAGTACCATTTCTTTCTCTTCGCCTGATTCTATATTAATCATTGTGTATGATGGCATTTTGTGTTGGGGGCCGAAGCCCCCTATCCTTTCTCCTATGCAGCTGTTTCCAACGTTGATTTTAAGAAGTCGCGTTTTCGTTTTAATTTAGATAATAGGTCTTTATTCTTTTTCATTTTAACCCTTTCTATATAATTATTCAGTTCTAACAAATCGTTCTTTAGTCTATCAACTTGGATTTTACTCATTTGTTCTCCCTTAGTTATTTGAGTATTAAATCTGGAAATGCCTCCTGTGTAAGTTTTTTGGTAATTCCCTTGATTGGCATTTTTTTATTAATCATGCCAACAAGAAGCTCTGCGTCTCGAGGATGGATTGTCTCGAGTATATCTAAAAACATTTTTTCTCTTTTGACTTTTAACATTTCTCTGCCTCTGCCACCCTTAGCAAAGTAAGCTAGCTTTTTATTATGCTGAGACCATTCAGATGGGTGAGAATCAAAAGGAGCTGGTTCATATGGTACCGGTCCAGTAGGCAGTTCCCACTGAATAGCATCATCAAAAGTGCCGCGTAAGATGTCTTTTAATGCCCAGTTATTATTTTGTTCTTGGAGAATTTTAATTTTGTCAGGACGTGATTTTGCCTTGACAACTTTATCAAGCACTTCATGTGCTCTATAACTTACTTTATTAACCATATCAAATGAAGTCCTTTACGTCTTCTAATAATCTACGACAGCGCTTATCAACTAGATATTGGAAAACCTTCTTAGCGTTTTCTTTTTTATCTTGGCTGTTAAACGTATTTATAATTTCTTGTTTTAGATCAGAAGGTGTTGATTCAAGATCTATTAACTTTCTGTTACGCTGAATGTTACGAAGAACATCCTGTCCTTGAGAGGTAGGATCTTCCATAAGTGCTTCCATTACAGGTTTACGTAATGGAGTCTGACGTTCACCGTCTACGAACACGTTATCTCCTGATAAAACGTTTGGTACACCATCTGATGTATCACCTTTTAATATCAACTCAAGCAACTGTTTTCTTGGATGCTCTACCTTTATATATTTCTTTGTCATCGGAGAAAACTGTGACACATTGTTATATTTTTGCAATTGTGCAAAATCTTTGTCAGCTGATACAATCATAACATCATCATGATTACCAAACTCTTGTGTATCCTCTACTAATGCAGCAATTACATCATCAGCTTCACAGCCATCGATCTTAATAGTCTTATATGGAAAGTACTCACCAAGCTCTTCCCATACCATATTGATAATACGAAAGATCTCATTCCAATCCATTTTAGAATCTTTACGGCCTTTCTTCCGCGCGGCCTTATATTGTGGAAATGCTTTGTAACGCCAATTGTTACCTGCATCACCTGCAATAACGACTTCACCAAATTTGTCTTTAAACTTGGTTCTATACATACGTATGGAGTTTAAAATCATATGACGAATCAGATTTTCATCAATATCCAATTTTTGTGTTACGATATTAGAAATCGCGATTCCATTATAGTCAATAATAATCATAGTATACTATCCCTGGCGTAATGCTCTTTACTATTATACACCTAAATTTATGGTTTGTAAACAGTTATTTTAGGTGTCTTGAATGTATTTTGCATCCTATAAATTCATTATAGTATTCATCACTTAAAAGTACATCTCTTTCAAATTGTTCTTTAGCCTCATAATAAGAACACTCTCCTTTTGATTTGCATAGATGTAGTATTTCTCTATGAAATGCTGTACTACCCTTAGATTCTACGAGTGTTTGTACCTCCTTACTGGAACCAAAATACGTGCGCCAGTCGGACTCTACGCGCGTCCTGACACGTCTTTTTCTAGTCTTTGTGATAGGGAGAGTTTTAGGTTTCCAGAAAAATTTTTTACCGATATACTTTTTACCGGTCTCTTTTTCTGTTATCATGTAGACAAACCCCTGAAATTCTTCAGGGGTCTTGTCATATTCTTTATTTTCATAATACCACATGGTACTATATATCGATGACCTCTTCGTCATCTTCTGATGCGTCTTCTTCTACAGATTCAAATTCACATGGCAAACCACACATCGGGCAGTGCCTTGGTTGTTCATATTCTTCATCAATAACTAATACCTGTACTTCTGTGTCACATGCGTTGCATTCTGCCCAATATTCAGTTTCCATATTTGCTCCTTAAAATGTTATTTCGCAAGCACCGCCTTGGCATGCGATTGCTCCCATCGTATCTATATCAGTAAATTCTTTCTGATTTAATTGCGATACAAAATCAATTGGTTTTATATTCTGTTGAATCTTAGTCCATTTATGTAATAAGAATACATCTTTTAAGCAATACTCCGCTTCTTTAGTATCACCCATAAAATAGTTATCAGCAAATTTGTTAAAACGACGGATCCACTCTTTGTTGAGATCTGACATTTCTCCACGATACTGTTCATCCATTTGAGCAATCTGTGTTGCTTCCCATAAATCACGGAATCCTTGCTTACGAGTATCTACAATAAGACCTGATGCAAACAATGCAGCCTTACCATAAGTTGCTACAATCTCATCTTCCGTCTTGACCTCAGTGTTTGGTGCTTGTGCAAAGTCCTTATCACCAGAACCAGCCAAGAAACTAATACCAGCGAAACTATGGCGG